GTAACTTCATTTATTCCTTCTAATGTAGATGGTTCATCCATAGATATTATTCTACATCCACTCATAAAAAAGATTGTATGTTGACTTCCTGTTGCATCTGCGTCTAAATCAAATACACTATTAAAAGCTCCATTGTTTTTAAACGACTCATAGAGGTTATTCCCTACTGGTGCAGTTAAATCTGCTGTTACAGTAAGTGTATAATCTTTAGCTTGTGGGAATGGTGCTGCAATACATCTACTTCCATTTACGTAATGTGGTGCTTCTATATTGTTATTAATCTCGAAACTTATATCCTTAGCTGTCTCAATGGTATTACCAGACAAAATAAGCGTACAATCAGACCAAAGATATGGTGTATTTGTCATTTCTACTACTGAAGTTGTTGTTCCGCTTGTGGTTGTCAAGGTTTGACCTATCCAATCTACATCCATAGATACTTTTTCTCCTTGTGTCGCATTTATTGTAACACTATTTGCTACACAACCATTTACTGTTCTAATAAAATTAGAGTTAGTCCCTGGACTCTGTTTAGAATCTTCCATTGTCCAACTAATTGGTGCCTGAAGTCTTCCCGTTCCGCTTGTCCATGCGCTTTGCCAACTATCTGTACCCACTTCGTTTACTATATGAGTATAAGCTGCTGCCGTTCCACTTGTTTCGGTTACAGAGCCGATAGCCCAAAAAGGAAACCTCATATCTTGTGGATGTAATGTAATTGTACCAGTTACATCTTCTGGTCCTTTTTCTATGGTACTGAAATTTCTTCCATTAGCTCCTAAATATCTACCAACTATTTTATTCTCGTTTTCATCAATAGTATTTTCAGTAACTTGACCCATCCAAAAAACAGAGCCTATATCATCTACTCCTGGCGTTGCATAAACTCCAGACTCGTGAATTCCAACTACTTTATTCTGATCCGCTCCAAACCTAGCCATTATTTATCATATTATTTTCCATAATATTTTTTTACCTCCTTTCATTATATTTAAGTTTTATAAATTAAAAAACCGATAATTTACTTGGATTATTCTTGACTTAGTTGCTCCCTTACCTGGTTCATCTACTCTTACAACTGAACCTATATTAAAATCATGAAAATCATTTGCCACCGAACCAGTAGTTGCTGTAAATTGAATATCTGCTAATTCGTCTAATATTTCTTGAGTTAGTTTATCTGATTGTGCCACACTCTTGCTCCAAATTCTTATTTCAACTGTTAAATTAATATCCATTGCAGTCGTTTGCATTCCTGCACGAGATTCTTCGACGTTAGTTATTTCAAGAGTAATTAATGGATATTTAACTTCACGCTCTGGAAATGATGTCATAACAAAAGCTGAACTAGAACCCCTTGTAGAACTAATTGGGTCTGTTGTATTTGCTATGATTCTTCCCTTTAAAAAAAAGAGTAAATCTCTGAATAAGGTTTTTCTTTCTGCCATTTTCTCTCGCTTGAGTATTAAACTAGTCGCTTCTAGTTTAAATAAATAAGAAATATTTACTTATATATATTAAGATTTTTTATATATATTTAATTTGTTTTTGTATTATATTCTTAATCTTACCCCTTGACCTATCTGCACTATTACGAAAATGTTTTCTTGGCGAATTTTTAAAATCTGTGCCAAATTCAAGCTTACGAGCATAAGGTAATTTAGAAAATACTTGTCCACTCATTCCTTTAACTTGAAACCCAACCGAGTTAAGGAATCTACCAGTATCTACACTTATATGTTCTGCCCTACGACCAGCTATACTTTGTTTAACTTCTCCTTGTAAGAACACAGAAGATTTAACTATTCCTTTTTTTATTTGAATTTCTATATTTTTATCTTTAGTCTTTAGGAACTTCTTAACCTTTGGAATTCCTTTTATGTCTATCTGTACTGTCATTATTTATATCCTGGATAGAAAGTGGGACAAAACTTACCAATTCCATCTCTACCCAATTCTATATTTAATATCCAAAAACCTTTATGCGCGGGAATTTTTCGTCCCCTCATCCATTTGGTTTGACCACAAAGAGTACCTGCTTCAATTCCATGTATATTTCGATTAAACATATAAAGCGCTTTATGATAGTGTCCCTCTATTAAGACGTTTGGTTTTCTGCCACCAGTAAAAGACTCCATTAATTTTTGGAGTTTATAAGAAGTAGCATAAGCAGTGCCATCATTTGGATGGAATAACTTCATTGTAATATTTTTCTTAAATTCAATATCTGCTTCTTCATCACCAAGGTGTGTATAATTTTCTACCCTTTGTGCCAACTCAGAACTTACATTAACTCCTCCGTTTGCCATCTTTGCATACCATAAATCATGATTACCATTAATTCCATAAATCTTTAAATTTTTTAAATACTTATTAAATAATCTTTCTGCTTCGTTTATTTGTTGTTCAAATCCAATATGGTTTAATTCATATACATGACCAGGCCTACCACTCATTCCCTCCAATAAATCTCCTACGTGGTATATTTCATCTACTCCTTCTTCCCTCATTATTTGTCCCATATGTTTAAACAATGGTTCATCGAATTCTTTTTGTCCTATGTGTGTATCTGAAATTATTCCTATCTTTCGCTTCGTTCCTCTATAATGTTTAAATACTTTGGATTGTGGTGGATTATTTGTTTGTTCTAACGACTTTAAAATTCTTTCCAAGTCTTGTGAATTAATATTTCTCTTACTAACTGATTTTAGAATTTTGTTTTGTTCACCCGTTTGTTTCTCCATTATATCAAACTACCAGTCAAACGTCGTATATATAGTTTCTTATAAACAGGTTGTCCTTCGGCTTCCCACATTTGTCCGCCATCTGGGATTGTTGTAAAAAGGTCGCCCGTTGGACTGCCCAATTGCACATCTACTTCGTAAATAGACCCTGTAAACGCAATAGATCCATTCACAAAGACTTTTTTGTCTGAATCGAGTAATTTACCTTGATTTAATAAAACACTCTCATTTGACCCCTCTCTGCCTCTTATAGGGAATACTACACCACTAATCCAAAGACTTGTACCAGATTGAGCTAAACTTGTTTCATCATCCCAAACTGAACCAACAGTAGGAGTAAAGTATCTTATTCTGAGTTGTGTCCCAACTAACTGCATTGTTCTATTTAGTGCTTGTATAAATTTTTTACTAGTTCCCATTAGCCCAAAACTTTAGCGTGGTCTGTTCCCATACCAATCGCTTTAAGTTGACTATCTGCTAATTGTCGCCAGAAGGCAGAACTCTGACCTTCGCCAGTTTCCTCTACACTTAATTCACCGAGACTTAACTTTTCGCCACCTGCTTGTCCCTGAACGAAGTCTATTGCATCAGCTTTAGAAAGATTTACAATAGGAGGTTGAAATTCAATATCAATAGTATTAGAACCTATATTCTCACCTACAAAATTAGAAACATGCTGTCTATTCATATCAACCATAGCAACTAAATTAGTTCCAGACAAACCATCTGGTATATTGTTAAAACTAGTTTGAATAAAGTTAGCAATACTACCAATGGTAGAAAGTGACATTTAATTCACTCCTGATACTAAAATCGTACCATCATCAGTTACTCTAATTGGGATAAATGTTGCTCCAGACTGTCCTACTAATAAACTTACATTTACTGTATGGCTACCTACAAACCCACTAATCGTTCCAGATAAATTTAATAAAAAGTTGTCTGCTGCCATTTTACGAACCTGAGATTAGATGTATCCATTCAGAGCCTCCCTGTGCTTCAACCATATAAAACTCATGATTAACTGCATCATAAACCACATCAGAACCAGTCATACCAGTCAAAATTTCATCTGCGTCTGAATCTAAAACATAATTCATTTTAGGTCCAGCCTCACTTCCAGTCATAGCGTGTGCCATCCCCCTTAGGGTACTTACTCTTACATTGTCTGTAACTATTGTCATTTTTTCCTCCCTTCTATTTATTGCCATTAGGCTTGGGGTTTTTGATTTCAGCAGATTTCCCAAAACTGCATGGAATGTAAAATATGAATTTTACTTATTTACTTAATTTACTTAATCCGTTGTAATCTTAGAGATTGCTTTCGTCCTTAGAGCTTTTACATCAATTCTTTGAGTTAATACTGCACCTTCCATATCATAGGTTGGTAAAGTTAAACTCTCCATCGTGATGTCCCTTGCAATTGCTATTCCGTAAGCTTGTGTTCTATCAAATATATATCCACTTGTAGCTACTGCGTTTGCCCCTGCATTTGCACTAAATACTGTTACATTTAATCCAAATATTGTTCCGACTCGACCAGTACTCATAAAAGTAGTATTCCCTGCTTTGTCTGCCTCTACAAACGTATCAATATTCATTAAATCTTGATATTGCTCTTCTCCTAGCAAATAATCAGTTGGCCTAAAATCGTTAGACCTTACATCATAAATAGATTCTGCAATATTAGCAATTGTTACGGTTGCCCCACCTGCTGTGGTTGCATTAGCTGTATCAAGTTGTGCTAAAATCAAGTTAGTCTCGTTCTCTGCAAATCTCCTACCTGCTGTACGAATATTTAGATTCTTTAAATCAAATTGAGAATCCTCAATCATTTCCCTAGTAATTCGAATAGCTACTCCATACTTAACTGGAGTAAAGCTTACACTCTCAAAGTCAATATTATCAAGAGGTACTTCTGCACCCTCACCGACCTGTCGAACATCCATAGTATCTGGAGTCTCAAGGTTTTTGTACATAGTACTACCTTGAAATTCAGATGGACTAATTACAAATGCTGCCATTTCTCTTGGAATTAGATTCTTTTCTACTTCCTCAATTATAGTTGGTAAAATCAACTGCGGAATTAATAACTGTCCTGCTGTTCCGTCTGCTCTACTTATATACTCGTTTATCTTAGTCATTGCCATTTACAAATTCAGATAAATAAGACTATACAAAGATGTTCCAGATGCGGATGTAGTTAATGCTCTTCCTATTGGTGTGTGCCCCATTGTTGTTAATGGAACAGACCCAGTATTTAGAAAATTACCTACTGTTCCAGATTCGGTATGAATAACTTGTGCTCCACCTGATACAATTTCTCCAGCTTTACAAAGATATGCTCCTCGTGTTGCTACAGTTACTATCTCGTCTGAACCTGCATTATTAAGTGCAATACCATTACAAAGAGTATCGTCAATCGCAGCCACAACTGTTAAATCGCCATCTGCATAACTTGAAATACCAGAACTTACATCTGCTAATCCTGAAGTATTTACAAATTGCCCACCAGAAATTACTTCTCTAGCTCGAGCAGTAAATGTTCTCGGATTACCTCCATCGAATACAACCTGTGCGCCAAGCGGATTAGTTAAAATTTGTTCTGTTGCCATCAGTTATATACGTATGACTTTCTTTCGATTCCAATGAAATTATGTCCCTGATTAAACTTATAATCTCCCTTCTCTTCAACTTCTTCTGATTCTTCTTCTTCTTCTTCAGATTCTTCCTCTTCCTCTGCCTCTTCTTTCTTTGGCTCCTCTTTTGGTTCTTCTTTTGTCTCTTCTCTCGATTCTTCGTCAGCATCAGCTTCCATAAGAGCTAGTTGTTTCTTTTTAGCTATGATTCTTAATTTTGCGATTTTCTCGTCTATCTTCTTTTCCTCATCGCTAACTTCTGTCTCTTCTTTGGATTTTTCAGTCTCTTCCTCTTTAGTTTCAGTTTCCTCAGTTTCCATTTCTTCTTCTGTCATATTATCCCTCCTTTCAATAGTTTCTCCAACATTAGTTGAATGTGATTTGTAAGCATTGTTAAATGCTACAGAAAAAGTAGCTCCGCCATCTGCTGGAACTGCTACTACACTTAGTTCTTTAAATTGAATATTATGAGGAATTATCTCTCCGTCTATTTCTTCTATATCTTTAGGATCTACGTGAGCTCCTACTGAAACAGAGTTTAGTAAATTGTCTTTTATTAATTGTTTGACTTTTGAATCTTTAACTACTGCTGTAAATGAAATATTTCTAAGTGATTCATCCCAATGTGCTTGGTTAACTCTACCGACAATAGAATCAACAGAATTATCATGGTCTTTAAGAAGTGGTACACCTATCAACGTATGTGCAGCTTTGTCTAATTCTTCACCTATAAACTTATGTCCGTTTGAAGTAGTTGTTTCATTTATTGCTATTCCATTTATAGTAAAATCTCCATCTATTTCTGCACTAGATTCAATCGGTACAAAATATTCAAACATTAGACTATCACCCTTTGATTTCATTTTATTTCTCCATTGTGTATGACAAGCAGCTATTGCCCGTTCCTGTTCCATACCATCTCTAACCGCAAAACTTATACATCTCGAAATAAACTTACTTTTTTCTTCGTTTTTACTTGGTTTTGGTAAAGGCATAAAGCTACCCCCATATACGGATAATTAAACTATCTATTTATTATTTAAATATGTTAAGACGGACTATATATATAATTCAAATCAGTCAATTCTAAGAATTATCTTAACATTTGTATCAGTTGGACCAGAAACTCTAATATTAAGTCTTTCGTTTAGATTAAACTTCTCGAATTGGTCTTGTACTATTATGTTAGAAATAGCTCCTTGTAACAGAGCTCTCGGTGCATAATAATTTATTCCCTTATGTTGTGCACTATGAAATATTAGATAACCCAATTCACTTGTAATAGTAACAGATACTTGTTCATCTGAATCTATAATTAATCCATCTAAATGCCCGTTTATTATATTAGTTTCGAACTCTGAGAATTCTGGTTCAAATCCAATACTACCCTCTTTTCTTGAACCAGTATTAATTATTATTTTATATTCTTTCTTTGTCATACTTCTACCCTCTTAGTCCATTTTATTCTAGTTGTTGTTTGTTTATTATTACCCGTCACATCTAAATCTGGTAATCTAACACCCGTTAATCCAGCATCTGTTGCGAATAGTTTATTAGATCTACCCCTGTTTAATTGGTCGCCTCGACTAATACCTGATATAGCTATTGAAATAGCATGTGTACTAAGAGCAGAGCCATTTATTCTGTCATATTGTAAATCACCACAGCCTGGTTGGAATGAAATTCTTTGATTAGTTTGGGGATCTATATAAATTGTCATCCTTCTAAAAATATCTTTTGTTTAATTTTTTCTTGTATTTGTATAAACTTATGTAAACATTGTCCACATACCCAGAGATTATTCATTAAAGTAAGAGCCTTATTCTCTTTACATTTTACACAAATCGGTATATTATCTTCCGTGAATTGTACCATTTTTATAGTGTCCCATTATTCTACCAACCCGACGATACTGCACCTACAAAGTGAATGTGCTGGTGGCATATTAACACCAGACATTCCATCTTTAGTTAAAAATACTTGACCATTTAGACCTTCACAAATAGGGCAAGTTCTTTCGTCTAATGCAGTAAGCCACCTAAAAGAACTTACATCATTATCTATATACATATCCCTTAGTCCTATATTCGCTACTCTTACTGTTTCGGTACGAGCTATATTAATTGATCTTTTAGATGCGCTAAGTGTAATCTTTTTAGTTCCATCTTCTTGTATTTTTATTCTGTCTTTTAAATCAATTGAATTTTTAATGTCATTTTCTATTTGTCTAATTGTTTTATTTTTTCTAAATCCATCTTTAAGAACTATTCTTAATTTGTTTATATCCTTTTTTGGGAGTAGTCCTTCTGCTAAATCTCTTTCTGTTATTGCTAGTAAATCATCAAACTTTTCTGTTCTTAAATTTCTTAGTATTTTAACTAGATAATCTGAATAATTAAAACCCGCTATTTCTTTTAGGTTTACGTACTCTCTTAGATTCATTTGACCAACCTGGGATTCTGTTAGTTTACAATCTTTATAATCTTGAACTTTAACTTTTTGATTTGCTGTCTTTTTTACTCCTGGAACTTCTGGCTGTTTAATCTCCTCTTCCTCTTCTTTACGTGCTAGGTCTTCTTGTTTTTTCAACTCCACTGCTTCTTCGTCTGCTTTCTTTCTTGCTTCTTGTGGGGTTGGTAAAATATCTGCTACTTCTAATCCTATTATCTCTGCATATTCTATTTCGAGTGCTGCTCTTAATTCTGGTGATATATCAAACAACTTAAGAGCTTCTGTTATTTTGGTTAATCTTTCGTTTTTTTCCTCTTCGCCTGGTAATTCCCAATTAAAGTCTATCTTGCCATCTAACTTGGGAGACTGCATTCTTAAAAAGGGTCGTAATATCTGGGTTTCTATAATTTCTTCTATTAATGTCCTGGTTGATTGAATAAATCTTAAAAATCCTTTGTCGTTAACCTTAGCTAATCCTTCTGGGTTGTTTGCTATTCCTATAATACTCATGGGTATATTCATTCCGAGCGCTAATTGTTCTAAATCATGTTCTGCTAATTTAATTGAATTATCCAACACTCCTTTAAAATCTAAGACATCCATTTCTGTATTTGCATCTGTTACCCATTCGGTAGAATTATTCATAAACTGCAAATCAGCCTTGAATTTATCAATATCGCCTGGTCTTACTTTTTGTCCCGGTACGCCTAATTTGACATGTATGGGCGCTCCAGCTTTTCTGTCTGATATTTTATGTGCATCTAGTTCGGCTCCTGCATAATTTTCAATAGTTACTCTATTAGGCCAAACTAGTCCTCTTCCGTATGGATCATTTGGAGTTTTGTTTATAGTAAGATGTGCTATTTCGTTTGGCTTAAATGGAATTATTTTAGATTTACTGGGTAAAAAATTTTTAATCTTACCCTTGAATTGATTATACTCTAATACTTTACCCTTTTTGTTTCGTTTTATATACATAGAATTAGACAACATTACTCTTATTCTTTGAATATTTTTCATATCCTTTAGGTCTAATTCCATAAATCCACTTCCCTTGGATATAGCTTCTTTGACCCATGGTCTTAATTTTGACTTTAGATTTGATTCATCCTCTAATCCTTCTAATAATTTTTGTGCATTTTTATCATTTATCTTAATAGAGAAATCTCCTATAATTGCATCTACTATTTTATCAACTAGTGCATTTGCTATTCCTATGTTATCTAAAATTTTATCAACTTGGTTGAAATCAAAAGGATGTGCTGCGCCTAGCCCCTTGGGAAACATTACTGGTTT